GGCTGGGTTGCGAACACGGAAGGCGCCGTGCGCATCAGTTGGTCGTTCGTCAGGTGCTGGTTACCGCGGGTGATACTATTCGTTAGGTTGGACATTGGGTGTCTCCAGTGTTCGATTTAAGGGTTCAGCGGCGGTTAGTGGCCGCTTCTGAACCCTGCTTACAAAACAACTATAGGACGCCAAGGTAAGGAAAACAAGGACTTTACCGCCTAGGCAGTCAATAGGTTAGCCGTTATCCCAGAGCCGATGCTGCATCGGGCCGCTTTTGCCCGATGACGGTAGCGTCGGCGGCGGAGCACGAGCCGCCTGATAGAAGCCACGCAACCACGAAGCCTTCTCAGCCTGACCCATGCCTCCCCCCAACCCTACCGGCCGCCCGCCCGTCGCCGTAGACGCGGAGAAGGTGGAATTGATGGCGGCCATGGGCTGCACGGTGGAAGAGATCGCCGCGGAATTGCGCATCTCTAAGCGCACCCTGATGCGCCGGCAGAAGGACCCGAAGTTCCTGGAATCGATCGAGAGGGGCAAGGCCCGCGGCCGCGCGACGCTGCGGCGGCTCCAGTGGAAATCGGCCAACGCCGGCAATGTCACGGCACAGATATGGCTCGGCAAGCAGCTCCTGGGACAGCGCGACCAGTGGGCCGTCGATCACTCCGGCGAAGTCGCGCATAAGGCAGTCCTACCCGAATGGTTGCTGAAGCAGTTGAAACCGGCTGGCGATACGAGCCTCTCCCCAGTCAACGAAGATTCCACGCCGACCTGAGCACGCTCTACAAGGGCTATTCTGGGCCCATCGGTAGCGGCAAATCGTATGCGCTGATCTACGAAGCGCTCTTTCTGGCGGCGATGAATCCCGGGCTGCCCGGGCTGATTGGGGCGCCGACGTACCCGATGTTGCGGGACGCGACCCTGCGGACGGTCTACGAGATTTTGGACTCCGAGGATATCCGTTTCGACTTTGGGGTTACCGAAAGCATCCTGACCCTTCCGGATGCACCGTTCTATGGCTCCGAGATCCTGTTTCGCAGTCTGGATAATTTCGAACGGCTGCGCGGCACAAACCTGGCCTGGTTCGGTTTGGATGAGCTGACCTACTGCCCGCCGGCCGCCTGGAGCCGGTTACAAGGCAGGCTGCGGCATCCCGCGGCCAAGCGCAGATGCGGATTCGCCGCCTGGACGCCCAAGGGCTTCGATTGGGTCTACGAGACGTTCATCGCGGATCCGAAGCCGGGGTATAAAGCCACGCTGGCGAGCCCGCGCGAGAACAAATACGTCGCCGAGACCGGAATGTACGAGGCCCTGCAAGCGGGCTACGACGAGCGGCTCTACCGGCAAGAGGTGATGGGCGAGTACCTCAGCCTCAATTCGGGCGCCGCTTACTACGCTTTCGACCGCCGGCAGAACGTCCGCGAATTGGAATACGAACCGCGCAGCCCGATTTACTGGTCTCTGGACTTCAATATCAACCCCATGTGCTCGATAATCGCTCAGATCGAAGACCAGTCGGATCGGAGCGACGTCCTGATGGGCCGCAGACGTCTTGCAGTGCATGTGATCGACGAATTGTTTCTGCCCGACTCGAATACTCCGGAAGCCTGCGAAGAGTTTGTGGAGCACACGAAGCTCTTCCACCACGGGACTCCCCTGCAGGTCTACGTCTACGGCGACGCCTCGGGCTCTGCCAGGCAGCGGGCGGTGGGCGCCGGCGCCAATAGCGACTGGGCCGTCATCCGGCAGTTCTTTGCCAACCGGCGAGAGTACCAGGTCAGTTTCAAGTACAAGTCCTCGAATCCCTCGGTGCGCGATCGTGTGGCCGCGGTGAATGCCGGCCTCTGTAATTCCCAGCAGCAGCGCCGCGTGTTCGTGGACCCGCGATGCAAGAACCTGGTGCGGGATCTGGAGCGGGTGACGTTCAAGCCAGGCACCGGATCGCTCGATCAGACCTCGGACCCGCAGTTGACGCACGTGTCCGACGCGCTCGGGTATCTGATCGAAAGCGAGATGGGCCTACGGCAGCCGGGTGGGGCGAGACCGGAACGGCTGATCTAACGGGATCACGGGATAGCACTTTCAAAACACGGTTTCGTGGCGACCGAAAGGCCACGTACAAAGGGAGCAAAACGATGAACGTCACATTTACGCTTTTGCAGGGGACCGGCGACGGTCAAGAGATGCGCCTGGATATCTACAACCCGGCGCATGGAGTTGGTGGGGCTCACAAAGAGCCGAAGAAGACAGCTTTTCGGATCAAGCGGAACCAGGCGAGTGGGGACACATTAGATGACCGGAAGTTTGCCGACGGGAGCGCCCCGGTATCGAGTGGGTCGGGCACGGAGACCCTGGTGCTCATGACCAAGCAGGAAGCGCGTGCAGTGGCGAGCGCCTTGATGGGCGCCGCATCTGAGCTGTAAGAACGCTAGCGGAGCTGAATCTGACAGGGCGGTGTGTCCAGAGAGGGCAGTGTCTTCGGCTCCTGTCACTACGTGACCCAGACCATTTACATCGACCCCAACACCACGGACCAGAAGAAAAAACAGTGTCTTCTGCACGAGATCATGCACGCGGTCGCATGGCAGACTGGGCTATCGAAGCGACTGAAGGACGACAAACTCGAAGAAGAGATTGTCACCGCGCTTTCCTTCGGCATGTACCAGGTGCTGGCGGACAACGGGATGCTGACGGGATTCGGCGAAGAGAAGCCGGCGGCGAGATCGCAGTTTCAAAAGCCCCAAAACAGAATCAAAACGAAATGAACTGCTCGCATATATCGCCGCACGTCCAGCCCATCGCGGATCAGTTGCACGTGGTCGCGGCCGTCTTCAACCCGGATCGTTTCCGCTCCCGGTACATGCACTACCGCTGCTTCGCCGAGCACATGCAGTCCGCCGGCGTCGTCTTGCACACCGTGGAACTGGCTTATGGCAGACGGGCGTTCGAGCTGACCGAAGCCGGAAATCCGCTGCATATCCAACTGCGCACCAATCAGGACATGTGGTACAAGGAAAACCTGCAAAATATCGCCGTGCAGCGCATGGGCCCGGAGTGCCAGTACTTGGCCTTCATCGACGCCGACATGCAGATGACGCGGCCGGACTGGCCCTACGAGGCCATCCACCTCATGCAGCGCTATCCGGTAGTCCAACTCTTTACGAGCTACAGCGCCTTGCAGTCCGGGTTCCGGCACGAAAGCACGATGCCCAGTTTCATGGGCGCGTGGCGGCAGGGCAAGCGCCCCGACGCGGAGGGTACCGGATGGCTGGGTGCCACCGGCGGAGCCTGGGCAATGACGCGTTCAGCCTACCAGACGCTGGGTGGCCTGCTGGACACCGAGCCCGTAGGCAGCGCCGACTGGCACATGATTTTCGCCCTGCTGGGGCTTACGGATCCGTATCTCCGCAAGCAGATGGTGAGCCCCGGATACTGCCGGCAGCTGGAGCAATGGGCGGCGCGCGCCGCGCTGCTGCACGGGCGCATCGGGGTAGTGGACAATCACGCCATCCATTACTATCACGGGCCGATCAACCAGCGCGGCTACAGCACGCGGTGGCAGATTTTGACCAAGTACGCCTTCGATGCGTCAACCGACCTGGTGAAGGATCCGCAGGGCCTCTGGCAGTTCGTGGGCAACAAGCCGGACATGGAAAACGAGATTATCGCGTATCTGGAAGGTCGCGGAGATGATGTGGTCCCGCCGGCAGCCCCTGCGGTCCCGTTTGTGGGGTATGGGGCATAAGTATCGCATCTGAGCTTTAGGACTAGCCGGGAAATTTATCATGAAGAAAACTCTCATCGCACTGTTCGTTGCGGCTCTGGTCGTTCCATTGATCGGCCAGGAAGCCAAGGTCATGATTATCGAGAAGCCCGACTCTGCGCGCCTGGCGCGGGCATATCGCGGATATAAGGACGCCCTCAAGGAATGGGAGCGCGTCAAAACTGAGGTGGCGAGAAACTACACCACCGAAAATGGCAAAACGCTCGAAGGTTGGGAGAAAGTTCAGTTCTCGGCCGACTTCCGCGCAATCGTGCCGGAATATAGCCCGCTAGCCGCCAACAGAAGCTACTGGGGCAATTGGCCGTGTAACAGCATGGTTTTCACGTCTGGCCCGGAAACAGGAGCAATCTCGCCGGTGACCGGGATGGTGACTTCCGATTTCAGCGTCGGTGTGGACTCGAGCATCACTGTCAAAGAGAAAAGGTAACAACACCTCGAACCCCTTGCAAGGAGCATTGTTATGGTGTACTCGGCAATCATTACCTTCGGTTCCGCCGCGATTCAATTGACGGATGCCACCAACGGCGTCACGGATTGGCCGGCGCATGCCCTCGCGCGGCGCGTCCTGATCGAGCCCTTGCGCGGCAACGGCGCCGCGGCCTACGTGGGGCTGGCCAACGTGAGCAACAACGGAACCGGCGTCAGCATCCAGGAGCTCGCGGCCCCAGTGACCGGCGTACCGTTGGACCGCTTCAACGATCCGGTGTCCGGCATGTATCTGGTGGACCCCTCGGTGTTCTGGGTCCACGGCACGTCGGGCCAAAAGGTGAAAGTTACGCTCGTTTCAAATTAAGGCTCCCTGAATGCCCCAACAACTAGCAGAACAGCAGGCCGTTCCTTTGCGCCCATTCAATTGGGTCGAGGTCGTGTTTCTGTATATTGTGGAATTTGCAAAGGATCTGAAGGTTAAAGGCGTCGTTCGACCCACCGCGCGACACGGCAATAACGTGATCGACGTGAAAGCGATCCTTGCCGTGCTCGCTGATAGGCTTCTCGCAATTCGGGACCGCGCAACGATGACGTTGCCGCTCCCAGATCGCCTGCACATCTGCGACGGTGTGTTTGCCGGCCGCGCCGCGAATCCTGGCGTCCCGATTGTTGTGATGGGTGCGCACCTGCTCTGGGTGCTCTTTTATCCAGCGTTTGGTTGTTTGACGGGCTTCTTCGCGGTGTGCCGCGGCATAGCGTCTCACGGCGGCTTTGGTTTTTTCTGGGTATTGGCGGCGGTATTCCCGCTTCGCTTCAATGCAGTACTGCGCGTTCTGCTCCCGCCAAGCTCGCGACTTCTCAAGCAAGTGGTCGCGCTTCCCTGGTCTGCTCCGGTAGTCTTTGTTGTAGTCGCGTATAGCCTCGCGATTAGCGCTGGCATATTCACGCTTCTGAGCGCAGGCTTTCTCGCTGTTTTTCGCGTAGTATTCGCGGACATGAGCACGAACCTGCTCTCGGTGTTTCAGATAATGCCGATGCTTTTCGGCCTTGCGCCGAGCCTTCTGCTCCTCGGTTGCGTAACGCTCTGCGTATTTGGTTGTTCGCGTAGTCACCTCCTTGCAGCGACTGTCCTTGAAGGGTGTAAGGGGAGGCCGACGCAAGGACCGCCGGTGTTCGACGTGGTTCATGAGGCCGCGTCTATCCCTGGATCAATTATCAGGCGACTCGCTCCGCTTTTCAAGGTTCAATTCGCCGGGGAAATCGCATGACAGTACCAGTAGCGAAACTCAACAAGCGCTCGCCGGAACACCAATTATATTCAGAGGCTTGGGAGGCTTTCGAGCTTCTCGCATCCGGCGGTATCCGATTGCGGCAGGCGGCGCAAAACTTTTTGGTTCGCGCTCCGCGTGAATTGGTTGATGTATATGCCGAACGTGTCCGCCGGTTGACCTACCAGAACATCCTGGGCACCGTCTTGGGCTGGTATACCTCGCAACTCTGGCGCAGGAATCCGCAAATCAACATCAAGCCGGATGGCGCCGACCCCTGGTACAAGGAGTTCCTCGGCAACTGCGATCGCACTGCGACCTCCTACAGCGATTTCCACCGGACCACGTTCCGCAACCTGGCGCTCTATGGCCGCGCCTGGATCTTGACGGACCGCCCGAAGGCAGTAGCGGAGCCGCAGAGCCGCGCCGATGAGCAGCAGATGGGTCTCGACAAGCCCTATGTGGTGCAATATGCACCCCAGGATGTCCTGAATTGGGCGACGGACGAAGCCGGCAACCTGGAATGGGTGGTCATCAAAGCCATCGAGGACCGGCGCACGTTTCTCGAAGCATCGGGGACCGTGATCCGCTGGTACTACTTCGACCGGCAGAAATACCAGGTCTACAAGTGGGACGGAACCGAGAAGGCGATCCAGGGCAAGAACCAGGACGGATTCACGGACGGTCAGACCATTCAACTGATCGATTCCAACGGGAAAAACATCCAGCAAGAGAGTGCCTTCGCCGAGTTGGAAGACGAGGGAACGCACGCCCTGGCCGCGGTCAATCGGGTGCCCATCCGCCGTATCGTGTTGCCCGAAGAATTGTGGCTGGGTAATCGCAGCTTCCTGCAATTGGTCGATCACCTGAATCAGGATAACTCGCTCGCCTGGGGCTTGTTCATGGGCAACATCCCCATGCCCATCGTGTTCTCGGACCGGGATCCCGGGCCAATGACCATCTCGCAGGTGGGCTATCTGATGTTCGGCCCGAACGACAAGTTCGAATGGGCGGCGCCGCCGGCGGCCAGCTACGCGCTGTCACAGACCCGTCTCGATACGCTGCGCGAGGAAATCTATCGGAGTTTCTACCTCCAGGCGCAGGGGCGATCTTCGAGCGCTTCGGCGTCCGGTGCCTCCGGCTACTCGAAAGAGATGGACATGATGCCGGCCAACGAGATCCTCAACGGCTTCGGAGATCGGATCATCAGCGTCATGCAGGACGTCTTCGCCGACGTCGTAGTTGCCCGCGGGGGAGACGATGAGACAACCACCCTGGATGTTTCCGGCTTTACCTTCACCACCGAGCCGGTGACCGAATCCATCGGGACTGCCCAGGAGATGCTGGACCTCGGGATTTTCGAAGCCAGCAAAACACTGGAAAGGGCATCCATGAAGCGGGTGGCGGCGGACTACCTGGAAGACCGCAACGAAGATATCAAGCAAACGATCTTCGATGAAATCGACGCATCGCCCACCACGGCGGAACGCGAGCAGCAGGGGAAGGATCAGCAGGTGGCGCAACAGCAGCAGGCCTTCGCGCAGAGTTTCAACCGGTTGGCCACACGACAGCAGGCGAAGAGTGAAGTGGGAGCGGTGGAATAGGTTCGCGTTCCGATTGCCGCGCCCGCACCATTCGGTGCGCACAATCACGGGCTTCCAGTTGGTGCCGCAATTCAACTGGCATGGCCAGCGCCGCTTCGGCGCGTATTGGCTCGGCTGGAGCTGGAGGAATTGGTAGGGGGACTTAAGATGGCGGAAGAAACGGGAGTTCACGCGGAAGCGACGTTCCAGATTCCGGATGAGGTGGTGGTGCCGGATCTGCTGAAGATCTACATGGAGCCGGCGGTGGCGGCGATCGCGCAGAAGATCGAAAGCGACTTGCTGGCGTTTTACAGGGGATTCACGGAGAAGCTCATATGATGATGGGATTACAGAAGTTGGCGGAAGAGAGGACCTTCGCCAGGGGGACCAGCAGAGCAGCGTTTCGCCGGCGCGCGGAGCGCGAGCACGGCACGTTGTACCGCGGCAAACCGGGCGACGTGATCGAAATGGACCGGGAGCGCGTGTATCGGGTTGCGCCGGACGGCAGCTTCCGCGGGAAAGCGGTGGCTGTCAACCCTTCGCCCTCGAAAGCGCCCATCGCGCGCAAGGCCCCGCGGTGCCGGGCACCTTGGATGCGGCACGATTGGATGAAGGACGTGTGCGCCCGGTGCGGCGCCGTGCGGAACGTGACGACAAAGGCGGCGGCATAAATGGCGGCCATGCCCGAAGCCTGCAAAGTCAGATCCGCCTTGGAAGCGCTGACCGATCCAGAAGGCCACATTTTCCACGGCAAGCCGGGAGCGGATTGCACCGGGGAATGCAAGGATGCAAGAGAAGCGCTCTCCAAGCCATGTGCGCCCGAAAGCCACACCGAGCTCGCCGCCTTCCTCACCGAGTTGGCTAGTGCCAAACCCAAGGAGTCAGCCATCACCTGGCAGGTCTACGAATGGGCGCTGGAGCTGAACCCGAACAGCGCCAAAGCCTGGAACGGCCTCGGCCGCTGCCACATGGCGGCCAAAGAGTGGACGCGCGCGCGCGAGTGCTTTATCCAGGCGGCCAGCCTGGACAGTAAGGACCCCTTGCCGTGTATCAATCTGGCATTGGCGTGCGACCATCTCCGGGATTTTGCGCAGGCGGAGAATTGGTGCAGCCAGGCCTTGATGGCCGATCCGAAGTGCGTCTCGGCGTATCTCGAACTGTATTCGATCTATGAGCAGCAGGGCCTGGTGGCCTTCGCCGAGTGTGCTCTCTACAACGGGCTCCAAATCGACCCCGACAATCACGATCTCCTCTTCGCCCGGGCATGCCTGAAACTGAAGCAGGGCGATCACGCGCAGGGCTGGAAGGACTACGAGCACCGGCCCAGCCGCATCAGCCTGGTTGCCCCGATGGACGAATACCCGGAGTGGCATGGCGAGCCGCTCGCCGGCAAGACCATCATGGTGGTCCGGGAGCAGGGGCTCGGCGACGAGATCATGTTCTCGCGCTATTTGCCGCTGCTGCATGACTTGGGCGGCAGCGTAATTGTCTACGCCTATTCGGAACTGGCGCGGCTGTTCGCCCGGGCTTTCCCCTGGGCTCGGATTGTGACCTCGGATGCCGAAGCCCACACCGTGCAACTGGATTACTGGGTGGGCATGAGCAGCCTGCTGCTGAAACTCTATGCAGGGCCTAAACACGACTGGCGTAGCGGCATTGGACACGAGCCGGATGGCTTCTGGGACCGACCACAATACCTCTATGCCGGGCCGTGCGCCACGAACGAAACCGGGAAGCTCCGCGTGGGCCTTTGCTGGAAGGGAAACTCGAAACACGCGCGCGACGAGTTCCGGTCCATGGCCTTCAAGCAGCTCAAGCCCCTGCTCGAGGTCCCGGGCGTCGAATTCGTCTCGCTCCAGATGAACGACACGGAATCCGGCCTGCATAACCTGCGGGGTATGTGTCACGATTGGGCCGACGTAGCCGACAAGATCACCGGCTTGGACCTGGTGATCTCGGTGGATACCGGCATGGCGCACCTGGCAGGCGCGCTGGGCAAGCCGGTGTGGGTGCTGCTTTCGACGTTGAGCGACTGGCGGTGGGGCGCGGAAGGTACCGGGACCATATGGTATCCCTCCATGCGGCTCTATCGGCAGGAGACAAACGATTGGCAGGAAGTGGTGCAGCAGGTGAAAGCGGACTTAGCAATACGCGCCGCAAGCCGCGCGCCCGGTGCGGTGCCGCTGATCGCGTACATCGGAAGGCTTGATCGTTTCGAGCAATTCGCCAGCGTCGGGCACCTGATCTATTGGCGTTCCATACGCAGGGCCACACCTGAAGATGGCTCTGCGCAATACATTCACGTGTCATCGCTTCGGGACATCGCAGGGAGGCAATTTTCTTGTTTTGTGGAGGACGAAGGCGCTGATCCTGAATTACTGGCGGAGGTTCGCCTGCATTGCTCAGGGCTGACATCGGCCAGTACACATGGTCGACCATTTGGGCAACGGGTTGCGACCGTAGACGGCGTCCATGGCCGCAGCCAAAGTCGAGAACGTGTAGATCCTGCCGCAGATCAGAAACCAGAGACCGTAGCGCTTGAAGATTCGTGGCCGATCCATGCCACCACTATAACCCGCCAGTGCCGCTACGGTCCCATGACGTTCTACCCCGCAGACCAATGGCTCGGCCGGGCCCTGGATCTTTACGGCGAGTGGTCGGAAGGTGAAGTCGATCTCTTCCGCCTCCTGCTGAAGCCGGGCGATATGGTGGTGGAAGCCGGTGCCAACATCGGCGCGCATACCGTAGTGCTGGCGCAGATCGTGGCCCCCACCGGTTGCGTCTTCGCGTTTGAGCCGCAACCCGGCGTCTTCGGGGTACTGCTTGAGAATGCGGGGCGGTCCGGCGTCTATACTTTCCCCTGCGCTCTCGGTGCCAGTTGCCGCCAGATCCGAATGCAGGAATTCGACGCACGGAACCCCGGCGGGTGCGCCGTCATAAAGCAGCCAACCGACCCGTCGAGCCCCACCGTCAGGCAGAATACGATCGATTGTTTCGAACTGAAACGTCTGGACTTCCTCAAGGCCGACTGCGAAGGCCACGAGTTGGACGTCCTGAAAGGCGCGGAGCAGACCATCGCGCGCTGCCGGCCGCTGATCTACGTGGAGAACGACCGCGAGGGATCGACGCAAGCCTTGGGCCTCTGGCTCACGGAGCACAACTACCGGCTGTATCAGCACCACATCCCGCTGTATAACCCGAACAATTTCCGCAGCAATCCGGTCAACGTATTCGGCGGCGTCGTGTCGGCTATGATCTTGGCCATTCCCACGGAACGCAAGGATCTACGAGCGGACACGCTGGGCGGCAAGGTGGACCGGATCCGCTGGAAAGCCACCGCCTGAGAACGAGGTTCTGAACCATGGACGCATCCAAACAAACGATTACCAATCTACAGGCAACTGCCCAGATCCTGGCCAGTCTCGCCGATCAGTTCCAGATGGACGCCCGCTGGGTGAAGGCCCTCGGCGTGAAATGGCTGGCGCAACATATCCACAAGTGGCACGAGAACGCCGAGTGCCAATCCATGATCTTCCTGGACCGCCTGCTCTACATCGAAGTGCCGATCTCCTTCCAGCCCGATAAAGTGACGGCCCCCGCCATGGGATCCGGAACCATCGCCGGCATCCTCAAAGCGGAGCAGGACTTGGTCGACAAGGCGCTCACCACCTTCGCGGATTACCGCAGCGCGGCGTGGGAAGAGCAGGCGGACTACACTCCAGACCTCTATGAGCACGCCATCGAGTGCCTCGAAAAGCAGTCCGTGAAACTCGCCCGCGAGTTGCGGCTACTGGCCAAATTGGAAGAATCCGGCTACATTGGGGCGCGGATCGAGGACTGCTAATGTTTCGCATCGTCGCCGACTTCGTGCCGCAACCGAACCTACTGCTGCTCTGCGATGACCGCCACTGCGGGTGCTTCGCCACGGCACTATTGCCGGCGGGGTTATCCGAAGAGCAGCGCAACGCGACCGTGACACCCTTCATCCAGGGCGCCATCAACGCCGGCTGGGCCATCGGCATCGACCGGCATCTCTGCCCACAACATGCAGGACGGATTGCGCAAGGCCGGAAGCTGGTCGAAGTTCCGCAGTTCACGTTGAATTAGAAGCGGATTGCGTGGCATCGGAACCTCGGGCCAGCCCACGATCCAATTGCGGACCGCCGCTCCTTTTCACCGACCGACGCTTCAGCGTATCTATTAGCTGGGAATGAAATTCCCAGTCCTACCGGTAGACGGCCCACTTCGCCGCAATCCGCCCGATTCAGTGTAGCAGGCCCGCCGTGGGGCTATCGAAGCACGGGTAGAAAATCCAACCTGGCCGCGCAGGTAATGCCGCGGGAAAGCGAGAAAACAACCTTATGGCCGTAAAACCCGGGGACCCCATAGTGGACCCCAACAACCCGAACCCCGCACCTCCGCCGGCATTCGATCCGGAGGCTTTCGCCGCCCGAATCCTCGGCGAGGTCAACAAGGGCTTCAACGCTATGGACAAGAAGTTCAACGCGTTCAGCAAATCCGTTACCCCTCCCGCGCCGCCGGTCGCCGACCCCGCCGCCCCGGCAGACCCCGCCGCCCCGGTGGTGGATCCGCCGCCCAATCCGAAAATTGCACCGGAAATCAATGCGGAACTCGCGGCACTGAAACGCCAACTGTCGCAAGTCGAAGCCCGCGAGAAAAAAGCCAACGAGGATAAGGACGCGGAACGGAAGTCCCGCCTCGATACGGAGCGCGCGACCGCCATTCGGGGCGCCCTGAATGATATCCCGTTTCACACCGAAGGTCTCCGCACGCTCTTCTTTCGTGCCACCCAGAGTGACATCAGGCGCGAAGACGACGGCAGTTTCGTAGC